AATACCACGAGTAAGTCTACTAACAGCATCATTCATATTTACACCAAGTGCCTGACTAGCTCCTTTAGCTACTTCAGCTATTTGCATAACTTGTTCACTTCCTAGTCCACTAGTAGTAGCTTTAGTAACTGCTTCAGCTGCTTCTCTAAAACTAATCATGCCGTCTGTAGCGCTTACAAAACTTTTACTCATACTAGCCAAACTATTACCACTAGCAGCACTTAGCTGCTCCATGCCACGAACCATGATTTGAGTATCCATGGCATTTCTTAATGCATTAAAAGCTGTACTAACAGCAAATAATTCTGCAGCAAACTGAGCATATAATCTAACTAGTCCACCAAGACCGCGAGCTTGATCACCAAAATCTCTAGCAGTGCCACCAGCACGTTGACTAGCTCCACCGGCTACATTATACTCACTAACTTCGCCACCAAAACCAGCTTGACGCATAGCTTGATTACCAGTTCTAGTACCAGTACCACGCGATAAATTTTGTGCTCGTTCTAATTGCTCATTAAGTCTTCTAGCATCATTAGTACGTGCTTGCATTGTACGATTTTGATCTTGTACACTAAGATTAATATCTATTGTATTACCTGCCATAATAGCTCCAGGTGATTTTTATTAGTTCGCCTATTTTATGCGAGATTACACCAATTATAACACAAGGGTTAGAGAATGTCAAATACAAAAATTTTTGATAATAAAAAACCTGCTAGTGTTAACTACTAGCAGGTTTTTCTTTTGTGTTAATTAAGTTACTTCTAATTCCATCAATTAATTTAATAAGCAGTACAACTAATTTTCTGTCACTAAAGTCTATTTCCATGTATTCTAATACTTCTGTTAGACCTATAAAGCTTTTTCCTAAGTATACTCCGTTAAATCCTTCCCACTCATCCTTTAGCATGCGATAAACGCCTAATGCTTGCTGTACTTCTAGTGGAAAATCCTCAAATTCTACAGGTATTTCGCTATCTACGGGCTCATTACCAAGCATTTCGCACATTTCAAAATACTGTTCTTTTGTAACGCCACCAAGTTGTAAATTTTGAAAATAGTTACTTAATTGCTTTTCGACTCCTTGAAACTGTTCTTCGAAAAGTTTCCCAGGTCACTTACCTGTTCACTAATAAAGCTGTCGAAATCTATAGAATTCTTCATTAAGTAGAGAGCATTTTCTGCACTATAATTTAGTTCGTCTTCTGGATCTAGTGTTGCAACATCTACTGGAGCTAGTGTTTCAAGATATTTGATTTTTAAACCTGTCCAGCCTTTTACAGCATTTTCTACATATAGCTGTAGGAATAATTCATCGTTTAATTCTTCTTGAGGTTGGCGATTTTTAAATGTAGTTTTTGTTGCACGTTTACGTATATTTACAATAGTCTCGCGACTAAGAAAAGCTACATTAATTTTGAAACCTGGCATGCCAGGAAATTCTACTTCTACACTTTTTGATGGTACTAATAGGGTTTTTAAACTAAGGTCTGCCATATATTATCAATGTTGGTGGAGCTAGTATTAACTAGCTCCGGTTAATAAAACTTATGCGTAGTAGCGTACTTTTAACTCGTTAGTTCCGGCAAGATCAAAACCTGTAGTTGATCCTGTACCACTAGTTCCTTGAGCAGTAAAGTTAATTGTTGTTGAAATAACCTGCTCAGTAGCAATAGTAGGAATTGTTAATACAACACCAGGCATTTCAAGTTCAACACGATCAGTAGCACTAGTACCGCCAATTGCAATACTCATGCGATAAGCTGGATCTACATCTGTAGTACTTGCAGTTAATAAGTCGCTTAGTAATTGTGCTGTTGTTTTTGCATCTGTGTTTGCTGGGGTAGTACTAACATTATTAGTGCTACCATTTTGTCCTGCACCAGTACGTAGATAAGCTGTTAAACTACCACTAACTGCACGTGTACCAGTAAAATAAGTAACTGGCTGATTAACAATGCCAAGAGTAGCAGGCGTTAAGTAGCTAACATTATTACTGATTGTTAAGTTACCGCCTGTTAGTGGTACATTGTAGTAAGAATTATCAGTACTAGTAGCAGTACCATTAAGATTCTTTTGTAGTGTTATAACACTCAATTTGTTAGCAATAAATGCTGCTGTAGTAGTTTTTGGCTTAAATGCTGTACTAGAAAATACACCACTACCAGCAAAAGTTCCATTACCAATAGTTGTAGGACCAGCTACTTGACGAATAGCTTTAGCTTGACCAGCCCACTGAATACTAGCAATAGCATCGATACCAAAGTCAAGTGTTGCTGTGTTTAACACGCAGTCGTCAATAAAGAAACAAGCTGTGTCAATAATAACAATTAGCCCAAAACGTTGTAGTTGATGTACATTACTACTGTCAGCGTCACAAATAGCAGCTACAGCTGCAGCAGCCGCTACAGGTGGAGTTGCAGTTGGATTTGCTGCTACTGCAGCCGTACCATCAGTCCAAGCACTATTAGTAGTGTTAGCCGCAGCTACACCAAATAAAGCGTTCCATAGTACACTTTCTTCGGCGGTAATAGCACCACTATCATTAAATGGACGAATATACGTAGTCATGTTAAAATCAACAGGATCTAACTGTGTGTTAAAGCTACGCTGACCACGAACTGGTGTTTGACCGGTTTCACTCAATGTAACTGTTTCACTAGTAGTATTTTGACTAAAACCAAACCCGTCTAGTACTTGAATTTCTCTGGTATTAGTAGCAGTTAGTCCAGGTGCTCCGCTGCCACCAATAACTCCAAGTGCAGCACCACTTGTTCCTACAGCAGTAGTAAAGAAAACTCTACTATTACGAAGTAAATTAAAACTCATCGTTTTTTCCTCTTAAGAGGTATTCTTAGGCCACGACTAGACTTTTATCTGTACTAGGCTGCCGAATACGGTTGCTTACATAATCTGATAGCGGACTTGTAAGTTAATCTCACCAACTGCATATGGGGCTAAGAGGCCTTCATCTGTAGTTATTGAGTCTATTAATATTTCTGTGGTTTCATAATTATTTGTTGCATTATATACTAGTTGTCTATTACTATCAATACAGCGCTCTAGATCTTCTAGTAGTATTTCTAGTTGTTCTTGCGAATCTTCTTCGCCTTTACAGTAAACTTTTACACATATACCTAGCATACCCCAAGCAAAGTCAGCTGGATGATACTCACGCAGTTCAGTACCTGGTGATAAGTATACACAAGGAAAATCGTTTACTTCGTCCCAAAACTTTAGCTTAGCAAAGCTGTTGTTATATAAATTAGTTTGATAGACGCCAGTACCATTAATTGTTTTAAATTTTTCAGCTAGGGCCTTTACTATACTTGTTCTTCTGCTCATACTAATATAGCCCTTAATCTAGTTATCTTTGCTTGTGCCGCTACCTGCCTAATTGACTTTGATATTAGCAGTTTAGGGTCTCTACTACGAGGACGTTCTTGCCTACCGCCTTGACTAAAAGTTGCATATGGATTACGCATATAATTATAGTAAGCTGTAACTATTCCATCCCGACTTTGTGTTAATCGCTCAACGCGAACACTTTCTGCAAATCTGCCACTACGTAGGTTAAGTATATCACGGCGAGTTCCAGCACCCATATTTTGCTTAACAGTTTGTACAAGATTAGAATTTAATAACGAATGAAAAGATAATAAATTTGTTGCCTGCTGCTCCTTTAATTGCTGCTGTTCAGCCTTCATTTGTTTTATTATACGTTGTTCATCGGCAATTACAGGCTTTTTTGCACTAATTTTAGGGAGCTTTATAGCAGGTAGTGATATTTTTACCTCACTAATGTTACTTTGTTTAGGTAGAACAGCTTTAGAATTATAGGGTATAGATTTGCCTGTTTTTATAGTATCTATAATAAGATCTTTTAAAGCCTCCATACCAGTTTTTGATGCTGTAGAAAATAAAGCTAGATCTTCTACGGTTTTTTTATCCAAACTTTGTAATATAGCGTTCTCTAACCCTTGTTTAATTTCTTTATTTA